GTTTACACTTAATACTCCAGGATCAGAACTTTGTCCAAGACTCAGAATCTATCCTACTTATATAACGATAATTTTCAACAAGAGGCCAATCTTTTAATAGATAAAATCCCTTTGAACCCTTTAGATAATCTTGAAGTTTATTATAATGATAAAAGTGTTTCTTTAAGAAATCTAATCCATTATAATATGCAAGACATATACTTAACATTCTTGTAATAGTAAGATCTTCTGAAATGTCAAAATCAACTTCTTCTTTCTTGTAAAATTTTGTTCTAAGAGCTAGATGACCCATAAAATATGTATCAGTTTGGATTGGTCTAGATTCATAGTCCCAATATCTACCTAAGAAATATGTATCTTCATAAATATTTCTTGAAATTGAAAATTCAACAATTTTCATATCAAATCTTTTACAAAGATCCTTCAGTACGTAAATGTGAAAGGAGTCGGTTAATGCTAAAGAATCATCACCACATATACCAATATCAATAAACTTATAGTCTAGAGTATTATCTATATATTTAAACACTTTCTTGTCTAAAAGCAGTTCCTTATTCAGGAAATCTTTCACATTATTGTAATAATAATTCTTTACAGTATAACTTAAAATCCATAAAGTGTAATTCCACCACGTATCGATTAAATTGGTTATGTACGAACCTGAAGGTACACCTTTCACTTTTACAAATAAAAGTCCTTTCCAGACATAAGGTGTATGTTTAATATAATATCTTAATAAGTCGAAAATTTCTTCTTCTTGCTCATTAAGTTCAAGTGCTTCTTTTGAAATAGAATAAAACAAATCAATTGCATAACTTGGAATAGTTCTATCGAACTTGGAATAATCCATGGAATACAAACTCTTTCCACTAAGATGTTGTTTTCTTCTAAGTCTATTAATTATTTTGACACTTATTTGATGATTTGTAAGTCCAGAGCTATAAATTGAGACATCACCAAATAAATTATTGTTGTAAACACGTTCTAAAATGCTCTTGAAGAAATAATATTCAAGGCAAACTATTCTTTGAGGTATACCCCAAACTTGTCTAATCTTAACCTTGACATTGTTCACAGCTTCATCTATTGAAGGTTGTACTCTATAAAATATAGTAGTAGGTAACTCCATTAAAGGATTCTTTAGAATTGAATAAAGAGTAGGCTTACTAAAGAAGTTATTAAGCCACATAATAGTATCAGATTTACATAAAGTACTATTCTTCTTTCTAAAGAAAGGAAAACCAGAATTGGTATTTCTAGCTGTATTATTGACACATTCCTCTAACGTTACAAGTCTTTGCGAACGGGGAATCTTTCTCCCATC